AAAAGAGCCATAGGCATCTATTACTGCTGTTCCATTTGTAAATTGACCTATTGCGGTAACGCCCTTGACTGTTAATTTCGCACTAGGACTACTTGTTCCTATACCCAAACCTGTGGAGTTTAGACGCATTTGCTCTGAGCCATTTAGCATCAATGTAAAAGTTGAATAGGCATCTAGTGATGCTATACCGCCACTAGAATGTCTTACTAAAAGAGTGCTATTAACTCCGTCTGTAAAACGAGCAGAATCGGCACCGCTAGAGCCTGAACTAACTGTTAATTTTGTTGATGGGCTACCTGCTCCTATACCCACATTACCTAAACCATTGGGCATTAGGGTTATATTTCCGTTCGCACCGTCATATAGACGAATGACCCCTTCGGTAGAGGAGCCTTCGTTTGTGGTGAGTATTAAGTCTCCTGTGCCTCTCGTGGCTAGAGTTGAGTTTGAGTTGGCATAACCAAAACGAATAGAATCCGTATTGATATGTAAGTCCCCTGTGCTATCGGGTGCAATTACAACAGGGGCAGATGAACCGCTAGGAGTTGTAATTGAACTTGCAAAAGCCACATCCCCTGAGAATGAGCCTGTGCCTGTGCTGATTGAGGTAGGAGTAATGTTGCCTAGAGTAAGGGAGATTGAGCCGCTAGATGTTATGGGTGAGTTGGTAACGCCAATTCCGTTATTACCTGAAATACCTACAGAAGTGACTGTGCCACCGCTAGAAGTAACCGTAGCCCAAGTTCCATCACCACGAAGGTAAGTGGTTGAACTCGGTGTTCCAGTAGCACTAATACCACCAACGGGAACCAAACTCCACGAAGCAGTAGTTCCATTAGTTGTTAAAAACTTTCCATTATTACCAGTTTGAGATGGGAGTCCAGTTCCAACAGCATTATCTACATAAAGTTTAGTAGCCGCATCTTGTGCGGTAGTTGGATTAGCAACATTAACAATCTTATTACTATTGGCATCTAAGCCATTTTTTGCTTTAAACGGTACGCCCATTAGTTCACTATCCCTAATGAAAAATTAATTTTAAGTTGTGAAGGCTGATTTAATAACCTTGTAAGTTCTTGTTCCAGATTGAGTAACTCGTAAACGAATTGAACCAGAATTCAAATCAGCATCAAAAGTTGCCAAAGCAGAGCCTGTATCAATTCCACCGTACTCCGTAATTACAGGTGACTGACCCGATTTCCACGCTACATTGATTTGAGTTTGAGAGTAATCAGTATTGTCTGTAGTTTGAATAATGTAAGCAATACTCTTGTAAACAGTTGCATCCGTTGTATCCAAAGTTTCGGTAGTAGAACCAGCAATGGTAAATCTAACAACGCTTTGAACGGATACAGTATTGCCATTCGTGGTTGCTGTATATTGAGTATCAACAGTAGGTGCAGTAAGAGTCTTGGATGAAAGTGTCTGAGCCGTTGTTAAATCAGCAGTTTGTGCAAGGTTAATAGAAAAAGTATTTCCAGTTAGGGTTAATCCGTAACCCGCCGTAAATGTTCCAGCACCTGCAAATTGATTCCATACTATAGCAGAATAAGTACCACCAGAATCACCAGGATTCCAAAGCGTACCCGCATCGATATCATTAAGCGTACAGACCCAACCAGTGTTGTCGTTAGTGTTACCAAGTTGAACAAAAACAAATGCAGCAGATAGTTCTTCTTTAGTATTTGCATCACTTGAGCGAGACCAAGCACCACTTGCAGCAACTACATAAATACCATTTTCATAACTATTGGTTTGATTCTTAACTAATACCCTATCGTTAGCCGAAAGAGATATTCCGTCAATTGTTTGCGTTCCGCTTAAAGTAATGTTTGCAACAGTGGCAACCCTAACTTCACCCTTAATAGATAAACCCTGAGCAACGCTATCTACATACGCCTTATTGGTTAATGATGTTGGGCCAAATCCAGACCTGCTTTCATAACCAGATGGAACCGTAACAGTAGCAGTACCCGTTGGGACTAAGGCAACAGAATTATTACCAGCGTAAGCAGTAAAAGTTAAATTACCAGAAGTTCCAGTAATAGAACCATTAGAAGTACCCGTACCGCCATAAAGCGGGGCAACAATATTTCCAGTCCAAGTACCATTAGTGATATCTTGGGTGTTTAGGTCTACTCCATATATTGCTTTAAATTTTTTAGTGACGGCCATTTTTTATCCTTAAATAAACATTTGGGTTTTCATAATGCGTAGAAACATAGGGGAGTTCTGACTTGGCGTGAACCTTAACTCAATGTTGCCAGAGTTAACTCTTGCATCAAATGAACCAAGGTCTATTCCTGAATTAATCTTAGCATACTCAGTTATGTAAGCATTTCCACTCGCAGTGGTTAATAGCAATTCAGAGACTTGATAATGGGTTTGAAATCTTATCTGAATCGTATACTTGACAGAAGAAAATGTATTGTTACTCATTGAGTCAACTGTAACTACAGAATTGTCTGAGGTTTGAAAATACTTACCCGTCATCCATCCAACATCTGGAATGATATAGGAAATAGAAGCTACGGGTTTTGAAATCCAAGAGGTTGTACTTAAGTCATACATCCAGGTATAAGTTGTAGTAATTTCATAAGCCGTTAGACCATCAATCGGAGTATAAAATTGCCACCCTAAACTGCCATTGGCATTAAATGTATAAACTGCAACTTTTTTGGCACTACCAGCATAGCCAATCCATCCCGTTGGTGCCACAACATATCGGTCACCAGCGGAAGGTGAAGTTGGAACAAGGGTTTGGTTAACATTAATAACACTTAACGAAACCGTTGCGTCTAATTTTAACAACGCATTGTTCATGGCTATTCGCCACGCTTGGTCTCCATCATTTACTTGACCACCATAAATTCCAAAAACAGGTCCCAAAATAGGTGTATTTGCCATTATAGACCCCAATCATATCCCCACTCTGAACCATAGCCAAAGTTGGGGTAGTTAGTAGAAACATGAGTTGAAACAATAATAGGCTGTATTGTGGTATCTCCAATTTCAATAATTGGTTTAATAATGACTGGTGCAATTAAATTTGATGATGCCTGATTTTGTGTACTAATAATTGCGGCTGAAGTTCCCTTAGCCGTAAGCGTTTGGTTTTGACCCGTTTGCTGTATTAAGGTCAATACTCTATTTAATTCATCTACTGTAGCGTCATTTATTCTGTGTAACATTAGGAAGCACTCACCATTTCTGTATATACATATTCTACAACTAGTCTGTTTGTGTCTCCGTAAGCCTCAAGGTCAACAACATATCCAACTCTTTGTCCTCTCGGCAAATTAAACTTTCTTGGCTTATTGGGACTTTCAGTAGCAACAATTTTGTTATCTCCAACCCAGCGACCATCAATATAGGCCCTGACATACAAATATCCATCGCCATAAAATTCAAGAGTTTCGTATCTTCTTCGTTCTGATGAATTACCAAATCCCTTTTGTCCACTTCTTAGACCAATAGGAACAAGTCCATCGCCAGAAAATAGTTTCCACACACTTAGACCAGGATTGTTTACATAACTATTAGATGGATTTCCTGATGCATTTTGCAGCTTAAAGTTTGCCCAATTAATCATATTGATTTGTTGATTGTTGTTATTAACTGCATTTCCAGCGTTATCAAATAAAGCATAGGCATCTTCAAATTCATCTACAAATACATCAACGGGTTTCATTCCAAGTGTAGTAATCGGGAATCCCTGAACCTGTAAATCAATAACAATACAGGTGTGTCCTTCGTAAAATTCTTTACCACTAAAATACATATAGTATTTTCCATATTGATAAAAAGACCCAATCTCGTATATGGGCGTTTCAAATGGCTTGGTATTGTATAGCCTATTTCCAGTTAAGTCTGTTTGAAGAATCGTATCGTTACTTGCAAAATTTGAATAAAAATATCCAAGTTTAGTAGGTATCCACCAAAAATTGACTGGCTCTAATAATTTGCTTGGTCCATAAATGTTTCTTGCCGCTATTTTCATATCAGTAATACAAACGGCTCTCATACCATCAAACAACATAATTCCACGCTTCGAGAGGTAAACAAGTCCAGCCGTTGTTGCTTGAACCGAAAAGGGTGCTATGCATCCATCTTCAACAGGAGTTTTGCTTTGAGATAAAGAACTAGGTTGATTGCCGTCTATTCTGTAAATAGCATCTTCGCAAAGAACAATAAGACCCTGAGCAAAACTTGCTAATGCTAAAGGTTTAAATGGGAACTGAACCATAAAATTAACAGGCCAAGCATCAGGCTGTCCTACGGGTGTCCACCTTACCGAATTCCCACTAATGCCAAATAACATTCCATAATGAGATGTTAGACCAGTTAAGTCTTCTGGTGGCACATTAAAGTCCACACTAACAGAACCAAAAATACCTGTATCGGTATAGTAAGATGTGGGTTCTAATCCAAGATACCCAGCACTCGTTGTATCGTTGTAAACATTGTTATATATATCAACCTTTTCCACTAATTGAAAAAATCCACCAGGACCAGTTCGATATACATTCCATGTTTTATAGTATCCATTATTGGGTGTCCATTTAATATACGCACCAAGTTGAACTGGGTTTGTCCAAGATGTTGTTGCAATATTAATATCAAATTCTGCTTCTGGAATAATATTGCCCATGGGGTCATTTCTATATACCCTGAATAACCCATTAATTTCTCTGCTTTCAGAAACTGCTTTTATTTGAAATTGTGCAGCAGAAACATTAGAGGTTGAGTTGGGAATATTTTCAGGGTCAAAAGTTAAAAACTCACCAGCCAAATACCCAGTTCCCATTTTGTCTTCTGGTATATACATATCACTAACAACACCATTAGTAATTTCTATATGTGCTTCAGCCCCAGTTCCATTTCCAGTATACCCATCTCTATAAATAAGAGGAATTGTATTAACACCGCTACTCCATGTTCCGTTATTGTAAAATCCACTTCCAGGAGTTGTAATTGCAACTCTTGTTATACCGTTACTACTAGAATCTTTCATGTTTAAATAAACCGCATCCCCATCAAATAAATTTTGTATTCCATTTGTTCCAATTTTTATTCTTGTTTTTCCAATTGCTATTTTAAAATCACTAATAATGGAATCAACATGCCACACCGCTTTTGTTACTAATGGACTAACTTGTGGTTTAAATACAAATTGATTGCCAGATGTGGGTAAATCTACGGTAAGATAATCATTTTCGGTATAACCAATACCGCCACTGGTTATTTCAACTAAAATGCTTCCATTAAGATTTCCAAATACAGTAACGGCTGCTTTGGCACCTGTTCCCAATGTTGTGTGTCCAGTTGCAGCAATAATAGGTACATCATAATAAACGGTAGATTCTATTGATGTAACTTTAATAGAGCCACCCGACCCGCCATCCAAAGGCTGTGGGGTTAAAGTCACAACATCGTCAACTGCATATCCAAGACCTCCTTCGGCAACACCAAATGGTCCAGATATTTCTCCATTTAAATAATTGCCTGTAATTCGTAATCCATTATTTCCAGCACCAACAGTAAGACATTGAAATGTTCCAGACATTGGATAACCAGAGCCACCAAACGGAGGAAAACCATCCGTATCTAATTCAACACCAGATACAACTCCATCTCCAAAATATCCAGACCCAGGCTGAGTTACGGTTCCTATATCTACAATTGCAGTTGCATCTTCTCCTCTATAACTGGCTGGAATATCGGCTGTAAGAACATCGCCAACCCTATATAATCCATTGCCAAGTGTATTATCAACACTCCAACTGGTTATCCTTGCAACGCCATTCTCAAGGTCTCCAGTTGCAACTGACATTTCTGCACCTTGTCCAGAGGTTTCTGCGGAACTAGTGGCATTGGTTAATGGAAATAATTGTGCTGGATTTATCTCTTGATAATTATCGTTTGGATTCTGGAGAGTCAAACCACCATCATGTAAGGTACCAACAATAGAATCAGACGGTGGTGCTATATCATCAATAGCAAACTCTGTTGGTGATACAACAATAACCTCATAAGTTTTATCAAGGTAATTTACATCATCCCAGCCACCAACAAATTTAACCGTTTGTCCAGTTTGAAGATTATGCGGTGTATTGCATATAAAGTGTACTTGATTAAAGTATCTGTCAAAACTAAAACTCTTAATAATAACTTCATCATAATATGGGTAGTTATTACTACTTGGATTCTTAACAACTTCAAATTGATACCCGTCTGTATCCGTTATGGTTTGAGTATCTCGTTGACCAAAAAATCCGTCATTAATAAAATCTCTTACTATTGTTCTGCCGTTAGTTGTTTTTATTTGACTTGATATTGGGCTTAAACCAGATTCATTTAATACGCTATTAACATTTCTTTCATAAGTATAAACATAAGAAACTTCATTTGAATCAAAATAAGCAGAAGAAAATTCTTCTTTGGGAGTTATAGTTCCATTATCAATATAACTAGAATTTGCAGCATCAAGTTTGGCTATTCGCTGCATTGTGTTATAGGTTCCAGTTCTACCCCAAACAATGTAACCAATAGCACCCTTAACACCACTCCAGTTTATTTTAATACTTTTTTCTTTTTCTCCACTTGCAACAGTAAATGTTTTAGATATTGTATTGCTTGGTGTACTAATACCATTTGCAAACTCAGCAGAAACAGCATAAGTATATGTTCCAGCAACAAGAGTTCCACCATCAATAGTTTCAATGCTTGTTATTGTTGGAACAATATTTACCGATTTCGACACATTAAGTTGGCTTGTGGGTCTTGGCGTTCCTAAATAAACTTCTGTCCCCTCAATCATCTTTTTTGCGGGTGTGCCACTTTCTGTCCAGTATATTCTTTCTATGCCCTGTAAGTAAGAAGTTGCATAATCTCGGTAGTTATCTGAATAAATCCATCGTCCACGATAACTAAATATTTGTTTTGTATTTTTGTATTGTTCGCCAACAACAATAGCCGAACTTGGTCCATAAAGCAAATGACTAAATATAGGTTCTTTTACGGATTTTGGAAAACCACTTCTAAGGTCAATGTTGTCTAGTACTGTAGCAAAAGTATCTGGTATTAGACTCTTATCAATTAATGTATTTACACCACCTGAAAAGTTAACCCGTACTTGCTTCATTATGAACTACTCTTAATACCAAAAATTAACCAATGAATACCACCGCCAGTATAACTAGGGTCTGGTGAACCCTGACCAGAGCCAGTTCTTTTTACATAAAAGTTATAAACCCTGTTTGAAACTTGATTAAAAAATATTTGTATATAATTTAAATAATTTGTATTAGGGGATGGTCCATAGCCTGTTGTAATTACTCCAACCATATCTCCAGGTGATGCAATCCAAACACATTCTGTTTCACTAGCCAATCCTCCGTTATTTGGATAACTTGGAAGTTGTATGGCGGGTTGAGGGTCTGGAACAGTAGACTGTCCTGGTGTTCCCTTTCCACCATAATATCCACTTGCTTTAGCAACATTTGAATTGGTGTTAATAGATGCTGTGCTTGATGCTATTGACTGAGAAATCTTAGCAGAAATCAAATCGTTAAAAGATGACACCTGCTGATTAACATAACTAACAGTAGCAACATTCTGACCTGCAACTTTTAGTGATGTTGGAAAATTATAGTTATCTTTTGTAGCCCAACCCGCAGGACCTGTAATGGCACCAGTAACAGCACCGCCCGTTACGGGTAACATTCCACCCTTTGGCTGATTGCCATAGTATATTTCATTCCAAGTTCCTGCTCCCGTAGTGGGGTACAAATTGGTTCCAGTCCATTCGTATAGCCTTGAATCATCAGGGTCAAACCATTGATAACCGCTGTATCCATGTTCTGGTTGTAATGCTTGTATAAATCTAAATCCAACTAAATTATCAGTCATTATTCAACATCCTTTATAAGTTCTACAAATTGTTGTAAGTAAGCAATGGCAAGGTTAACATTTTGGTTGTCACCATCAATTTGAAGACACCAATAAGCAGCCATATATTTAAGAAATCTTTGATGAGTAATAGGAACTCTAGCATCAACATAAAAAGTTTGTGGATTATTAGTTCCATATATAAAATTAACTGGTTCTTCAACATATCCAATAGAGCATGAAGTTGCATTGTTTGTTGGAGTTACTCTAATTGTTCGGCCATCAAATAGTACCCATCGTTTTGGTGTTCCTGTTGCAGATAACCATTCTGGGTTCTTCATCGTTTCATCTGCTACAGAAGATTGAAGTAACCACCTGTTTTTATTGTTTACAGTTACGCCTACTCGTTTGACTTCAATGTATGCATTGGGTAGCGTAGCAACCCCAGATGACATTGGAAAATCAAAATGTTCCGTATAGGATTTATCAGAGATTCTTAAATAATGTTGAACGGCAAAGTTTATTCCTTGATAAATAGTTTCATCAGACCAAGAAGTGGTAACGGATTGAACATCACCCAAAAGCAATCTTGTGTCATTCATTATTTCAAAGAAATTTTGTGCAACCAAGTTATTATATGGATACGGCATTACCAACCCCACTGAGAAGTTGGAGACCAAAATGAGTTATAGGGAACTCTCTTTCGCCCACCCAAGGGTCTTGGAATAACCGTCATTTTTCCAGACTGTCCGAATATGGCTACAGCCTTTAGGTTTGACATTTCAAAATTAAATTTCATTTCATAATTTTTAGCTAATTGTGGGTTTCCAGCGGGTCCAGGAAGTATCAGTGCCTCGGCTAAAGTCCCATAATAAACGGCTTCTTCCGTTTCTGGCGGCAATGGAATTTCCTCAATTTCACCCAATGGTACAACGGAAACTAAAACCTTTACTCGGCAACCTGTGTTTAAATTAGATACAGGTGGGTAAAGATAAATGCTTTGGTCAAATTGATTATAAGCCCAAGTAGTTGGTGTTCCCATAACCGATTCTGGCTTTTGCATTTTATTGTTTAAGTCAACATAATTGCCTTCACCAAGATTTCTGTAATCACCAGTCTGTTCCGTTGGCAGGGTAGATGCAGTCCAAATAATGCCTGTTCCATCATCCGTTGCAGTTCCACCAGTAAAAGTAATATTAGACTTAAACCAGTTAGTTCCATTATTTGAACTTCTGTATAAATCAAAATGGTTAAATCCGTTAGGTGCCAATGGTGGTTGAGGCATCGCAATCTTAATCGTTTTATTCGTAATGGCACCCGTAGATACGGATTGGCTCGGCAAACTTACCCACCCCTGCGGACCAACAGCAACAACTTTGTATAAAAAGGTTCCAGTCAATGAACCGCTAATAGTTGAAAGAGTAGGGCTATTCGGTGTTTGAATAACGGTATCCTGCCATTGAACAAAATGTATTCTATTAAGTTCATTTTCTCCTAGTATTGAGTTATCTATTGTAATCTTTTCAGTTGGACCATTAAATTCAAATGTAAGTTCACGCTTGGAAAGCATGGTCAATCGGCATATTCTTTTTACAATTTCTTGCGTTAAATAGTCAATTTCGGCTTCTCTAAGGTCGGGTCTATGCAACCTAGCCTTGCCTAAGATTGACCTTACTGTAAATGACATTCAAGGTCTCCTATTTTTTGTGTTTCATACCTTCCATAATAACACTAGCAATTTCTGATTTTGTTAAGTGCGAAGGGGGTACTGTAAAGTTAATACCATTCTCTTTAGCAATATCTAATAATTTTTTTACGCTATTCCCCATAAGTTTTTGAACGCTTAACCCGTTTTCTGAAACATCATCATAGTCCATAAAAACTAAATCAAATGTGTCGGGGTTGGTTTCAGCGTGAGAAATAAGATGCGGGTTATTTAGTTCTTTACCCTCAAAAACATTACCCGTATTGAGGTTTATTATTTTTACTAACTTTTTTGCCATGTTTTCTCCATAAAAGAATAAGGGGGTCATGGGACCCCCATATTCATATTACCCAATGGCTTTATAAATTAATAGCCATTAATCATAACTAGGGCTTCGGGCTTAACGACTTTAAATCCGTAGACTTGCAGTCCTTTAATTCCGTAACCAAAGGTAGTTTGCAAGGGTAGCATTTCGTGTTTGATGAACTGACTTGCGAAAGTCACCGCACACTCATGGCCAACATACATACGGCAGAAATTAGCCGCATCGGGATGTGCATTGGCATTAATCAAATTGTTGGAAACATAAACATTCATTCCGTCAATTTGACCAACATACCCATTGCGAAGAGGGGACTCATCGTCACCAGTAATCAAGACTTGTTTAAGGTCTGATTGCTTTAACTGACGAGCATACGATGGGTTAATAACAGCCCAGCGTTTTCCGTCACGAGGCACATTGTTGCTATCCAAAACTTCACCGCCCATTAGGAGAGGGGTAAGTAGTTCAGATTGAGACAGGGTGCTTAAAGCAATGGGGTCCGTAACTCCAATAGTAGGAACATTAGAGCCAGATTCACCAATGGTGTTAGGAGTCGTTACATCAGAATAAATAGACTGAAGAACAGATTGGTCAACCTTAACGGCCATTTGCATAGCAGCGTCTTGGGTAATCATATCGATTAAAGCCAAATCTGACTGGTAGTCATCAATGTAATCAACTTTGAAAGCATAGTATTTTGCTTTATTGATTAAAAGTTGAATCTTTTCGTCTGTAACATCTTGGTAGTTGATGGTGTTGTTTACGGTGTAATCGCTAATCGAAATGGTAGGGACTTTACGGATATTGACGGTATCGCCAAAAGCCAAGATTTCGCCTTCCCAATTGTGATTAGCAATAGCGGGAACGGTAGAAGCCGCATAAAATTTATCCTGCAATTTAGCGGAATAAATCTGCGGAATAAACGCACCGTTCGGTAAATTATTACCAGTTCGTGCAATTGCCATTTTAAAATTCCTTTAAGTTTAAGTTTTAGTTAATTGCTTGGATACAAACTTGTCTGCCCTTTCCAGTAGAGCTTTTCTCTCTGCGGGATTTTTGATTTTGTTAATCATGTAGGGCAATCGTGCTATATCGTCAGCAGTGAATTCAGGTTCAGTTTGAGTAGCCATTTCGGAAACTACTGATGGGTTGTTCTTTACGCCAACCTCAGCAGCACCTACTTTGGGTTTAGACGATTTTGCAGCAGGGGTTTTGAAAGTCTTATAATCACTAATAACTTTGATGGCATCTGTATCGTCAAAATTTACAGTGCCTTCATAAACCTGTTTATACAAACTTGGTGCATCTCCATAAATCCACGCTTTGAAGTCATCAGAGAATCTAATATCATCATAATCAGTATGATGTTTTTTAATTCTTTCATCCCTGAGTCTAATTTGCTCTTGGGCTTTTATTAGTTCTCTTTCTTCTTTTTGTGCTTGGAGTTGTTCCTCTACAGATAATAGTTTCTTCTCTAATAAAGAAGTCTTTTCATCCGAGATGACGCTATCGGTAGATTGATTATCTTCTCCCAATAGTTTGTCAAAGTAAGAATCAGATTCTTCTACTTCCACTTTTTTGCTGACTTTTTGTGAATTAAGCCTTTCAAGTTCTTTAAGTAAATTCTCCTTTTGAGCAGCCTCTTCATCACGCTGTCGTCTGATTTCGGCAGCAGTGCGTTGGGCTTCGTTCATTGCTTTAACGGCTGAACGATATTGTTTTTCAGGGACAAAAGTTTCTTCCTCTACTGCAACTGGTGGTTTAGACTCGGCACTCACAGTTGTTTCCTGTTGAGTAGGTTCGACTTCCTTTTGACTTGCTGAAACACTTGTTTCTTCAACTTTTGCATTAACATCTGGAACTTGGTTAGTCCATTGACTTCCCTTTATAATTCCATCAGAAGGGGCTAAAGAACCCTGTGCAGCAAGTTGCTTTGCAAGTTCATCTGCTCTTTTGGCGTTTTCCTTAATTTCATCTCTGCGATGCATAATCACTCCTTAACGGTCCATTAGGACTTGGTTAAATAATTGTGAGCCTCACGCCCACGAGATTGTGGGTTGGTTGACTCATCAAATCTTTCTATTGCTTTGTCAAGTTCACTTATTTCCCTTAAAGCGTCTATAAATCCTCGGACTTTTAGAACCTCTTCAAAGGTTTGGACTCTTTCTAGCGAGTCCCTTTTTTGTTCAATCCTAGATTCAATTAACTCTTGTAGTTTCATCCAATAGGGACTATTTACAATAGGTTTAATTTCTTCTAGTTGTTTTTGTTCAAAATCAAATTGTTTCATGTATTCCTAATAAAAATATATCACATGCCTTCTGGCGGTTGCTGTGGTTGCTCAGGTGGCTGTTGTTGTGGCTGTTGTTGTGGCTGTTGAGGTTGCTGAGGTTGCTGGGGAGAAGTTTGCGGATACCCGCCAATTCTCTGCAAGTCCTGAGCATCTGGAGCCACTTTGGTTTGCATATTTTCTGGCAAAGATTTTATTTTTTGTTGTGCTTCACCAAAATTTGATTGTTTCATTAAGTTAATCGCAGCAGCCAAAGATTCAGTCATAGCATCCTGAGAAAGCAATACCTGTTCCAAAATACTTGGATATGCTGGACTATTTTGGTCTGTTTTTTGCAAAATCTCCAACAGTGCATCAGGTCTCGGTATTTCGGCTCTCATTGCTGGGACATTAGACATTTGAGCCTGGGCCGCCTCTTGTTGCATTTGTTGTTCAATAATTTGCTGTGCCTTAGTATCAGAATTAATAATATCTGATGCATCAAATCCACGAATTCTAACCCATTCTTTAAGAATGTTTTCTTTGTTGATATAGGGTTGGTAAGACTTATCTTGCATTAGTTGAATTAATTCTTGCATATTAGCCATTTTGTTTTCATTGGCTATAATTCTTTGCACACCACCCGCATCAACACTAAAATCACCCTTAATCATAATATCGCTTGAAAATTGCATATTCCAATCGTAGATGCGTCTAATCATTGGCTTGGTAATGTAATTATCAATATTAAAAACAACTCCCTTGATGTAAGTTGTGGCAGCATTGAAAAGCATAGACATTCCACCAGCGGTTCTGTTGTGCTGACCAGAGGCAGAGTTTGAAAATCCAGAAGTCATATCGGGCATTGATGTAACTTCCTGTATGAAAACTTTAAAGTTATCTTGTAACGCCTTAAGGTCTCCTAAGATGCTGGGAACGGGAACAAAGGTAACAGGCGGAGCAGTCACACCCTCAAGCGTCTTGAGAGGCCATACACCCCAAGGCTTGATGCCCTCAAACTTAAATCCATTGACCATACGGCTTGTGTCGTAAATAACTTGAGGCCCTGCGGCAATACCCATGTTGTCTACCATCGCACGAGCCGCAGCGTTTACGATATCTTGTGGGTCACGCATTTTTTCGGGAACACCACGACCCCAAATGTTGTAAAGGACTTTTTCGTAGGGGCAGACCAAGAAGGGAATGTAGGGTTTTTGTAGAGAACTAACGGCAATCTTTATGCAATAGTTTCCAACAGTCCAAATACAGCACATAAACTGTTCCCACTTTTGCATTTTTTCTGGAACTTCAACTCCCGCATCTCTTAATTCTTTGGCTGATACAAAACCCCAAAATTCAAGGGCTACATATCGGTCTCCACGAGCCAAAGGTGTTTGTCTTTGATTGAGTGCATAGACTCGGCTTTCCCATACCTCAGCCGTCCAATTTCCCTTTGGGTTAGCCTCTATGACTTTATAAATTTCTTCTGCATCAAATCCATCAACTTTAGCTAAATCCATTAATTGTGACTTATTCAAAACTCTTCTGTGAATAGCCCACATACAATCTTCAACGGTAAACGCAGATGGGTCTGGATAAAACTCAAAAGGTGAAATAATATCAAAGTCTGGAACAGGGTCTTCGTCTTTTGGTTTTAATACAAATTTCTTTTCAGCGTTAGGCTTTGTCCCAAATATTTTTTTAAAGTTATCTGAAAAAGAGGGTTCCTCTTCTTCCATGCACCAACACTCTTTTTTAATCCCACTTGAAAAGGGTCCTTTAACAACCATAGTTCCAAGCGTTACTAAATCCATTACTCCTCTTGAGAATTTTTCTTCCCAATGACATTCTGATAATTGGTCTGCAATTTTCACACGCATACCATCACAAGCCGTATTTGCTATTTCTATTTTGTCTTTCAGTTCCTCTGGCAGGGCAGGTTCGTTTTGAGCAGACTTCATACTGTCAAAACCCATTTGTGCTAACATGGGGTCTGGAGTTGGTTTAATGCTCCATGGAAACCCATCTTGACCACCCATCGTAGACATAATCTGCGAATAGGCTGCCATTGTTTTCATTTGGGTAAAGTTTAAAAATATACCTGATTGATTTGACTCTTCCTCTGCGGAATAGTAATCAATACCGTCAAATGACATTTTTGCATTAAGCCATTTTTCTTGTTGTAAGAACCGTAAGTTCCTACACCAAGTGAATTTATCCGTTACTACTTTGGCCAAACCTGTAGTAACACTCTGTGGTTGTCCTTGAATATCACCAAATTCTAAAGTCATTTATTCTCCGTCAATAACCAATTCTTTTGTTAACTGGCTTCCATTCATAGTTTACATCATGCTTTCTAAAAAGTTCAGGCGGGGCAACCGCTTTTTCCCAAGATGTTAGAGCATATCTGAACGCATCCATTAAGTCGTCATCTTTTTTCAGGATGTCTCCGTTTTCCTTAAATCGGTACAAACGCATTTCCTTAAGGGTTTCTACGCAAGATTCAAAAATATAAAGTTGCTCTGATGCAATCTTGGCACGAATAAAAGATATTCCGTAATTAACTCGATTATCAGCAATCAGCAATCGGTCATCGCCCATAATGTCCTCAAATATTTTATAGGGCGAATCGCCAGAAGATATTGCACGTTGTCTGCTGTTGGGGTCAATGGCAAAGCGACAAGGCCATTCTTTTAGTTTGTAGGCATGATATACCGAAGTTTCCCCTGCTATTTTGTACTCTTGATGGATATATCCAACACCCGATTCGTCATCAATGGTTAGCCTTACTGCACAGGTTGGATGAGATATTCCAACATCCAAACCGCCAATGGTTCTCCATTTTGGGTTAATCGTAAAGTCTGGAACAGTATATTCATCTTCATCAAATTGATAAACCTTACCTGTGCCAATAGTAGGTCTACCAAATTTTCGTGCTTCAATTTCGTGAGGTCCCAAACCTGCGATTTGCAATGACTTATCTTCTTCTGTTAAGTGAGTAACATCATCCCAAGTTAAAAAGTGTTTACCATACATAGTGTTGGCATTGGTAATAATCTCGTCACACAAAGGTGTTATACCCTTAAGCGGAGTAAAAGTTAGGAAAACATATCCAGAGGCCGCAATCGTCCTCATTTTGGCTTCTTTGTAAATATCTTCAGGCGGTTCCTCATCGCACCACACAATATCAACGGTAGAACCTTGAAACTTCTCTCGTCCTTGGTCATAGGAAAAGAACTGAATAATGCTATTGCCACCTGATTTATGCCTAATTCTGCAAATATCAATGGCTCCTGGGATACCGCCCTTGCGTACGGGGTCTCCAATAATGTTTTGCTTTGGAATTAATCCCGTTCCCCATTCGCCCAATTGACCAAATAACTTTTCCTGTAGAGTATCTCGCACACGAGTTGAGGATTCTCCCGCCACCCATACGGTTACGGGTCTATCGTATCTTATTCCCCTATACCAAGATGGGTATTCTCCAGTAAGGTGGTAAGCACAGTAAGCAGACCCTACCGTAGTCTTTCCAGACTGGTTACCACCAAATAAAGCCACAATTTTATGTCGGTCATTGATAAAATCCAGTTGTTTTGGGTAAGGCTTAAATGCTTTAAGTTTGTTTTCCTTTTCTCTTCTTGCCAATTCTAGTTCTAATTGCTCAAGTTCTGTTAAATTACTCAAAATTCCTCCATGTTATACTGATAATGGTTTGGAAGGCACTCTAAACTACTCAAAAAAGAGGTTAAAATGTCAGTAAAACTTTTTACATCGGACATGTCGGGTAGTCGTACTGAAGAGTACGCACAAGAATCCGCCAAAACCGAGCAAGGTAAAGGTAAAAAAGGCTTTGCACACCCAACTGAAGGGTACAAGGCTGAAGTGAAGTAAGAAATGGGGGTCAACCGACCCCCTCTTCTTCATTTTCTTCTGTAGAATCTGGATTTTCTGCTGAAAAATCTGCTTCAATTTCGCTTTGAGGTGGATTCCACCCGTCTTTTCTCAGTTCTTCTTTGACTTTAGCCATTAATTCTTCTCTTCTTCGCCTGAGTTCATCATCAGATATAGATTTAATATCTTCTTCCTGCCTAAAAACCTGCTTGTCTTGGAACTTTTGACTCATCTGGGCTGCCCTTCGGGTTAATGCATCGTATTGCAACTTGGCAATCGGTACCTCTTCCTTATCCGTTAGGTGGAGTACCTCTGTTAATGCTTTATCTGCCATTATATGGGCGGCAGACTCTTCGGCTAGTCTATAGTCCTTCTCGAACTCAGGATGGTTTTTAAACCATTTATAGATGGTTCCAACGCTAGGAGCACCAGGCTGTTCGCAAAACATCTTTAAGGTATTGCCGTCCGTTATCCAATCAAGGACTTTGAACATAATATCCTGACGACTGTGCGATACGCCATTAATATCCCAAGAATCTGCTTGGGCATCTCTTCGTAATCTTGTTAGTGTTGCTTTGTAATGGTTAAGTTGCATTTTTGCTTTCGTTTTATCCTTTCCGAATCTTAGTGCAAATTGGTATTTCCTAAGTTTAGATAATTGCTCAGGGGTTAGTTTGTGTGTGTAAACTCGGCCTACTCTCCATGTCTTCACCAGAGTCTCCTAATGTTTTGTATTTAGAATTAAAATCGCTTAAGGTATCAAGTAGTTGACCCACTGCTTTTTCAGTTCCATTGAGTTGGCTCAGGGTTTGAATACTGGTCGTAATGTCTTTAACAAAAGCCGCATAGGTTCTTACGGATTCAATCTTTTTGAGTTCCAATAAAGACTCGGCAACAGCCTGTTCTCTACGGGTTGTTTCGCCCAAGACCTTATCAATATGGCTTGTTAGCAAATTAAACTGGTCGGGTGACATAGTAACACCCAAGCCTCCAGTAACTTTTTCTTTAGGGTAATTTTGCTCCTGATTCCAATGTTCAGTTGCTATCGGCTGACTCATGTTTTCTCCTGTAGTCTTCATCAATGTATAACAATAAACTTTTATTACAAATAAGTAAGTGAGCAACAATTTTACAAAGTTCTTTATAATCTTCTTCTCTCAGGTCGGGAGAAAAAGTATTGAACTTTACTGATGCATATTCATTATATTCTATAATCGCATCAATCGCTACTTGGTCTAGGTCTGCCCAATTACTCATCGTCCTCTTCTTCCTCGTCAAATGAACCTTCCATATTCGCAAGAATATAGGCATCCATTAATTTAGAAAATAAATTGCTAATACCATAAATCTCAAGGTCTTTTGCATTGTCTGAGTTTCCAAAGAAAATTACTCTAGTGCCATCTTCTTTGGGTGTTTTTTGAGAAGCAATAACAAAGACATTGGAGTAAGCATCAATGTTTCCGCATATTTGTGCTAAACGATTAACGATTTCTTCCTTGCTGCTATTAGCCGACATTAATTTCTCCTTCTGATTGGCTTACTCTCAAGTTTGCCAAAATACATTACCATGGGTTCTAATGAGGTCTCCAGCGTTGATACATTATCAAAGGGAATCATTCTTGAACCGTTATAAACAAAGTTTTCAATTGAGCCGTTATCAACCCTTTGATTAACCGCTTGTCTTGATATACCCATAATTCTAGCCATCTCAGACTGCGTAATCAAACCAAGGTGGCCGTTTTCATAGTCTGACTGGGTAATGGCTTGTATAAAATCTTTTTTTATTTTAAATTTTCCGTCACCCTTTTTATCGCAACACCTTAAAATTTTTCTCAGCGGGGTGTTTTTATCTATGGTTTTAATTTTAATCCACAATTCGTTTTCAACGCTGTTGTAGGCCCCGATTTCCGTAGGGTCAATTCCTTCGCAGAACGCCTTGCCCGTTGAATCAAATAGGGTAATCCTGTGTTCCGAACCAACGGCTTCGTGCTTGTATATTAGATTTCCATCAAAAAGTTTGCTCATAGTTCTATATATCCTATATTAATCTTTCCACCACAATTGACATCATACTTGATGGCAGCAGAAATACAAAGTTTTATTTGTTCTTTAATTGATTTTGTTTTTACTGCGTAGTGACACCCCAGGGCAAACTGCTCTCCACTCCCACTCGCTACCATAACCAATTCTGGAATATGGTTGCAAGAGAAGTCACCTGCAATCCTAAAGATTTCATTATCAAAAATAACCACCAAATCAATATCGTAATCCGTTGGGTCTCCATCATCTCCCTTTGACTCTCTCCATCCGTCCGCAATAACACTACGCTTAAGATGGTCTGCTATCTCAAAGGCAGAAACGGAAGTTTCCAAATTTTTTGTGCTTGACACAATGATGTTATCCAGTCTGCTTGAACCCGCATTTCCTATTAGTATCGGCCTTTTCTTGCCTTTTAACTTGTGCCATTTAACGCAAACATCATAGGCGGTGTTTGAGTACGACACTCTGGAGTCAGAGCCGTAGCATATTCCCTTGCTGTCTTTTATCGCTGCAATGATTGTCATAAAAATATTATCCTCTAGAAACCAATTTGTGTGTTATATTTATTTTGGGGCAGGAACTTTCTGACTCCCACCAAGTACCAAATAGGCTTCGTTCTGAAAAGATTACTTGGGATGCTGAGGATGGGCATATCCGACTACGGTCGCCATTCTTGGGGTCTTCGCTCTACAGGGTTCACGCTCAGGGGTATACCTCAAATGTAGAGAGTGCCGAGAAGGAGTTACGACTCCACGAGCAGTATAGGGCAAGTTTTGTTTAGAACCGATATTCGCAAGTATTTGA